TATACTTTATCCGGTCTATTCATAGAGTAGCCTCTATAACCTCTTCTTTTAAAATAATATAATAATCTAGGTTTATTATTTTCCGCAAGTATTGGCATGCCATAAAATATACAAGCCATTAAAACATCTTCAAAAAATATTTCGGCTGTAGCAGGTCTTGCTATGTATTCTAAGAAGAAATGATTTGGTGGATGGTTTTCCATGCTAAACTTAGTTAAACCGTGTAATGCTCCATTAGATCCTCTTCTATCTACAGTACCTGATATGTCATAACTATCACAACCAAAAGCACCCATGTGCTCATTGCCAGGATGTTTTCTACCATTTTTAGCTATTACGTTATTTTGTAAGTTACTTTGTGGAACCCAAGATATAAAAAATCTACCATTATTAGTAGGATTAAAAAGAACTGTAGTGTCTTTAACACCATTAACCCATTGAAAATTTCCTTGAGTTATTACACTGCTATTTTTAATATCAGCGTTCCAATCTATTTGTTCGTAAATCTTAGTTAGATTAAATAAAGATGATTTAGCTTCATCTCTGAAGGCATGTTCTTCCGTACGTGGAAACTGTCTATAAAATTCATTTAAACCATCCTGATCTCCCTTAAGACCATCTACTTCATTTTGCCAGTATTCTATAACACCTATATTTATTTTTGTACCGTGTGGGTCTTCAACCGATTGTTTTGGTGTAGTGAAGACAGGTACGCCATAAGAATCGATGTATCCCTCGTAGTTCCACTCCATAGGTATAAACAACGAATATAATCCCGAGCGAGTCTGTCCATTGGCATTTCTTTTGGTAACATCCGAGTCATAGTAAAGTTTCTTAAAATTGTCACCACCTTTATCTAGAGAGTTTGATGTTGATCCCATCATGCATTTACCAATAATCTTACTACCTAATCTTAAGCAAGTTTTAGTTACCCTCCAATTGTTTAATATATTATTAGGTCTTTCCCATTTACCTGATTCATCATGAACTAAAAGCTTTAGCTTTTCTCCATCGTAAGAGTTATCCCCTGTGTTTTTCCAATCAACAGTTGTGTCTAACCCTGTGATCTCTCTAAGGGTTTCATTGTTTTCAAGTTTTCTTCTAGTAAATTTACTTGCAGGAACTCTATATGCTAGTTCTGTTTTTGGACGGTCCATACCGTCTTGTATTGGTTTGAAGAAAAACGGGTAATTAACCGAGATCGGTACAACCTTATCAGTGAACATTGTTTTGGCGTCAGGTCCTGATTTAGACAAAATCCCAAACCTTGAATCGGTTGATATTGTTGCACTGTTAACAGTTTCACCTGAGGCCATGAATGAAAAACCAGACCGTCTGTTTTTGAGGTAGCAAATTCCATATGATCTTGTATCTGCTTTGCAAGCTTCCCAGAATATGAAGAATAATCTGTTTGATTCCCTAAAATCTGGTTTCCCAACATCAATCTTGGACCACTGCAGGTACATATAATGAGTACCAGTAATGTAAGTAGACTTGTTTGAGTTAAAAAACCAAAAGCCTTTTTCTCTATAATCAAATTCTTTATCAATGTAATCATACCAGGTTTCTTTAAAATCTACATCATACTCATCCCAGTCAAATATAGTTTTAATATTTTTAAAAGCTTTAGGTAATAAAGTTCTCTCCCACTTATTGGATTCAAATTTTATTATTTTTTCTGATTGTTTAGGCAAAGCTATTTTAAGATTTTGTATCTCATATATCTCACCAATCTCACCAGTCTTACTAATTACAATTATATCAAACTCTTCGTTGTAACCGTACTCCCATTTTTTATACCTATTTTTTTGATTTAAAACCTTAGGTTTAATATGGTCTTTTAATACTTTAAATAACGTTTGCTTATACATTACTTAGATCTTCCTTCAGCAAAACCTTTAAAACTTTTTTCTTCTTTTTCTTCTTTAGGTTTTTCGTTTAGTATGTCTTCTTCTTCTTGTATTCTACTAGTTATTTCAAAAGCATCCATAATACAAAGTTTTTTTGTAGCGGCTGCGTTTTTTAAACGATCTGCAGATATGTCTGGACCAAAATCTATAATAGGTTCTTTAGCAACTTTAATTAATTCTTCAACTGCTACTCGCCCAGCTTGGATTATATTCCTCTTTGTTTCCTTTGTATCCATATTTAATAACAATATCATTTGATTTCATACAATACAAACGCTTCTTATCAACAACGAAATCATATTCCCCGTATGGTGTATAACCTACAGTGTCACCCTCGTGTATTCCTAGCGCTTCTAGTGAGCTATTACCTATTTTTAATATACCAATAAGGCTTTGCTCTTTTTCAACCTTAAATTTACTTTCGTTTTTTAAAGGTTTTATAAAACATCTGTCGTTTATAGACATCCATTTTGTATTTTTTTTATATAAATACACTTGATCCAACGAGCAAAAATATTTATTGTCTTTAAAAAAAGATCTTGATTTTTTCTTTACACCTTTTATATCATAGAAAGTTCTAAAAACATTATGATGTATTAATATTATATCACCTTTTTTTATTTCAGTTTTAAAAGCTAAAGGAGTTTCAATCACTTTAGCTACGTTATTTACAAACTTAAAACTTTCAATCTTAGTGTTTAATATTATTTTAACGTTTTCTATATCTATTTCATTTTCATAAGTATTACCAACTGGTTCTACTATGAAATCATATAAACTTTGCATTAATATTCTAAATCATATTCGATAGATATTGCCATGTTAGAATTAAACTTCTTCCACGGCAATATTTCATCTCCTTTTTTTATGTGAATATTGTAAGACGAATCCACGGAATCATGAATGATATAAGCTATTTCATGCCCTCCATAGACCTGTTGTCCTATAGAATAGTGCATAGCATCATTTTTGTAATCAGATCCAATACTGATTTTTCTTACAACGTTATTCACTTTTACTTTTCTTCTTCTTTTTGCTCTACAATAGTATACTCACCAGAGGCTAGATCAATATTTATTGCTCCATACTCTTTTTCAAGTTTCTTTTTAACTTCTTCAGCTTCTTCATTTGCTTTGCTAAAGTCTACTTTAAGAGCACTTTTTTGTACCTCAACAAAACCAATATTGTTTAATATTTGGTTTACTTTACCTTGTGTTTCTCTAACTTCTTTTAACTGTTCTTCAGTTATTTTTGCGTTTTGTTCTGCCATTTTAATTTAATTTGATTATTAGTGTTTATTTACTTATTTATTATTACTTATAGTTTTGAATTTTTCCACCCCTCTAGAACCAAAATAGGCTACATAAACCGTTGTAGTTAAAGTTTTTAACAAACTAATCCATTCTTGTTCTACTGTAAAAGATAAATGTTCGTGACTATCCACCCATATAAAAGCTATAGACATAACAGTAAGGAATATCAATGACAATGGTCGTGTGTTTTTACTAAGCCATGAATCGCTTTTCATATCACTTTCCCAACGCTTTGATACCTCTTGCATTTCTATCATATCTTGCTCTAATAATATTAGGGCAGTTTCTTTATCTTGTGGAGATATTATAGTATCAGATTCTTTATGTATTAAGCTTTTTATTAATCCTAACACACCAGCATTTGGTATTATACTACCTACAGTTCCAAGGATACTAGGGGCAACCTTTTTTAAAAATTGCCCAACTTTAGTATCTTTGAATTTCTTTTTTGACATTTAAAACCCGTATTTGTTATTATAAACTCTACCTTCTTTGAAAGCAGTTTGAGCATTTTTGTTTGATTTAGATATAGGGTTATTTAAATTAACATTTTTATTGTTTTTCTGCATATCTCTAGAGCTCATGTATGAACTTTTTCCTAAAAATTTATCATACGATGCATTTAATTCTGGTGTTAATTTACCAGTATTTTTAGTATCATAGTGAAATTGAGAGTTTCTAGAAATATTATTATCTTTTAAATTCATCGCTGATGGACTTGAGTAATCTCTATTACTTGACTGTGTGTTAACAACATCTTTTACACTACTGTGACCTTTATAGCTGTTTGCTGTTAAATTAGGTGCTTTTGGCACTTCTTGGTTTATAGATGAAGAGCTAGAATAATCAGGCATAGAACTTGAAGGCTTTATGCTAGTATTTAAACTTAGGT